AACTTAAAGTGATCTCTAAGTTCGTATTCTATATGAGGTTCAGTATTAATTTTTAAAAAAACTTCGTTTGATTTAGAAATAACAATGTCAGCATATCTGCTGGTAGTCGTATCAATCACGATGATTCATTCATCTGATAATATTTATTACATATTCTCAAACTTATATTCTAATATCATTCTATACAAAGAATCTCTCAAATACCAAAGGTGCTCCTGTTCCGCTGGATGTCTGGCAGGAGAACCTTCCCATTTTTCTATTCTCCTTAAAACACAGTGATGTAAAAGATGAATATCCTCTATTGTTAAATTGACTGAGTAATCAAAATCTTGACTTGGTTCGAATTCTTCATCCATTATCCTAGTCCTGAATTAAACCTCATGAATTCTATTGCATTTTTGATTTGATAGGTTCTATTAGTTATCTGCTTCAGTATGCTCTCAATATAGACAAGCATAGTATCATAGTAATCAATCTTTAAACATACTGTAGAAAGTTTTTCGTCTGCATCAAGATATTTTTGCATAGTATCTTTATCTCTGATTTTTTTGGGAAACGGAGCTTCAACATATACTTCAGGATCTGCTTTACCACTGAAGTACTCATATCTTTCGTGTCTTATATTTTTTCTTTGTTGCTCTGCTTTTTTTCTTAAAAGGAAAAGTGTATTATAAAGTTCAAAGTATTTTGCATGTAGAGAGGGGATACTCAGTGATTCATCATGTAGATTGTCTCTATCAATTTTTGAATCTTTCTCCCACATCTCTTGAAGTTTATCAAGATCAATCATAAAGGATTGCCACTTAAGTCAGTTATCTCGTAGATAGTATACTTGAATAATACCTCTGCTGTAAAGTACTCTACATCTGTATTGGTAGCATCAAATGGCAGAGATGACAAGGAGTAAGGCCACAAATCTTTGAACTTCACTTGAAAATTAGGAACAAAGTTGCTGGTTTGAACCTGAAGTGTTCCATCTGAGAACAAGTCCATTCCCTTTGCAGTTTCTTGGAATGTTATTGACTTCTGCTGCCAATCGTAGATTTCTTGCAGACTATCAGGGAATCCAAGCCCTCTAATCCAATTTTGGATTTCCATGTAGTTCTCAAGGTTTTCATCAACCAAGAATTGAAGAGTAAAATCTTCAAATTGAATCTTATCACCAGGAACATCGATGTCCTTCAGATAAGTTGGTTGAATTGCACTACCAAGAGTCAATGATGGTATGTTGGCAGTGTTGCCAAGGAATGCAACCTTTGGTGATCTGTTGACTGTAAATTTAAACCCAGTAGGGGACAGGAAATTTCTGTTACTAGGTTGATTGTCGTAAGGATTTCCTACCATTTTTTCTAATTATTTAGATAAAAAAAGGGAGGCTTTCGCCTCCCCCATAAAACTCTTGCGAGTATGAATCACATGAGGTTCTTAACTGCAACACGTCTGTAGTAACGGTTCTGGTTGACGTTAAGTGAACCAAGTCCTTGAGCAGTTCCTTCAGCAAATGGGTTCGCGACGAGGCCGTAGCGAGTCTTGAATCCAATTTTGGGCTGGAAGGAGTTCTCTCCAACTGCACGAACCATCTGAAGAGGAACGTATGGGCAGTAGAAGATACCTGCGTCATAAGGTGAAGAACCCTTATAACCTACAACATAATACTGGTTACCGTTTGGACCATTACCAGAGGTGAGGTTAGCAGAATAAGGATCGATATATACGCGATACTTACCTTGGAGGACACCAGCGAAGGTGTTACCTGTGTCATCAACGTTAAGGTTAGCGTTGAGTGCAGGGGTGTAATCGAGAACGCCTGCCATGGTGAGGGCGGATGCAACGTCTGCAGAGCAGAGGATGATGTTACCCTTTCCACGACGAGTTCTTTGTGCGATTGCGTTAGCATCGCGCTCGATTTGGAACAGAAGTCCTTTGAACTTCTCAACACTCCAACGTCCGTTAGAGTCGATGTCTAGGTCGAAGACGCCTTGGGTAGCAGTGTTAGCGACAGCACCCTGTTCAGCAACCTTGTAGATGGTTCTGATGACTTCACGGTTGATTTCAGCAAGAATCTCAGTGCTAAGGATGTTAGCGAGTTCTGCTTCAGCATTCAGTCCGTGAATTGCCTTCAAATCCTGTGCGAGCTCAAGGCTGTATTCTGCCTTCAGTGCTCTGGACTTAGCGGTTACAGTGACTTTCTCAATCGAGAATGCCATCTGGTTGAACGCATTAGCACCAGTGTCAAGTGCTTCTGCGCTATCGGTACGCATACCTTGTCCAACGTTATATGCGTTGGAGTTGGCAGTGCCTACAGGGTTGAGGACAGAGGGGTTCGAACCATCTTGGCTCGTAGTACCCATACCAGCTGTGCCGTCAGAGAATCCATTCTCGTCGTCACGGCCGAAGGGTTGTCCAGAGAATGCGGTGTCTGCTTCGTTGTAGAATGACTCGGTACCAGACTGATTCTGATAACGTGAACGCATCGCGAAGATGAGTCCAGTAGGTCCGCTCATTGGTTGAACACCGGCCAGATCGTAAGCGATCAGGTTGGGCATAGAGCGTCTGATTAGTGAAATCAGAACGGGATCGAAACCAGCGGTAGGGCCTGCAGCAGCAGAAGAACCACTGAATCCGCCGTTACCAACTGCGTTGGTTGGTTGCTCAGTAAGCATTCCGCCATCGTTGAATGCGGATTGCTCACGAAGAAATTTTTCTTGGTTTTCAAGCAGGACGGCAGTTACTGCCTTTCTGTGGGAATCCTTAATTGGATCGAGTCCCTCGTAGTTGAGGAGAGGGGCCCACTTTTCCTGCAGATGCTCAGATTGAAACATTTGCTTTTTACCTTAAAAGTGATTGTGTTTACGTTTGAATTTTATAAAATTCAATTATTTGCTAAAAGAACCCAAGGTTCTCAAATACGCTTCCATGGAACCAGTTACTGGTTCATGAATAGCATTGTCTACTCCCTCAGAAAGGGTTTCAGATTTAGCAACGGATGACTCCTTCTTGCCAGAGAAATATGACTCTTTCAGAGTCTCCAGTTTTTCACGATATTGTGCTTCACTTTCAAACTCAACACTTTCAGCAAGTGAGGTGAGTTTTTCTTTCTGAGTGGCAGCAAGTCCCTCAGAAACTTGATTGAGAATGCCATCTGCTACAGACTCACCGAGTCTGCCGTTCAGTTGGATATTTTTCTCAATCTGCTCATTGAGTTTTGTCTCCATATCATCTAATTTTTCTACCATGCTCTCAAGCACATCATATTTTTCTTCAGGGATTGATACATAATGTTCTTCAAAAAGTCCTTTCATTCCTTCAAGGAATGATTCAGTCATTTCTGTCTTAAGACCTGCTTCAATTGCAAGTGAGTTCTCATTGAACCACTCGTCAGAAACGTACTCAAGATAAGAATCGACGCGCTCGGAAAGTGCTTCTTTTGCTTCAGAGAGTTCTTCTTCCAGAGCACTGGCATAAGCCTGCTCCAGTTCTTCTTTAATACCAGCAACCTTAGAATTGATTGCTGATTCAAAGATTGTCTTTGCCTTTTCTTTGAATTCTTCGGAGAGTTCTTCGCCACCGAGGAGAGCATTTACGTCCTCTTCGATGTCGTACTCGGCAACGACTTCTTCAGTAGTCTCTTCTTCAGTGACTACTTCGTCTTCAAGAATTTCTTCTTCTTTAACGCTCTTCATAGCTTCTGCAGGTTTGGCACCTTTATTGACTACATCCTTAACTTGCTTCAGATTCATTCCAGGCTGTTTGAGCTTGGCAGAATCGTCATCAGGACGATAGTTTTCTGGAGTAGGACCTCCTAGATCTTCGATAGCAGCCAGTTGGGAACCATCACCTTGAAGCTTTGTCATAGGATCTGCAGGTCCTGCATTAGCATTGACAGCAGTCTTAGATTGAGCAGTGCCTACTTCCATTTCTTGTAATTGTTTGTCACGAGACATTTGAACTCTCCGATTTACCGTGGTATTAATTAAATCTATATTTATTTATAAATTATAATATTTTATACAATGAAATTAAATACTATTTAAAAAATCATTAAATAAATTCAATTTGTTTTCATCAAGTTGCTTTTGATTAACTAAAGTGTTAATCTGCTTGTATGTTTTTTGAGCATACTTCTCACGAAGAATGCCGCCGTCCCATACCCAATCTTTTCCTTCCATAATACCTTCAACGAAAGCATCAGGTGCAGAAGGATCTGCAACAATATCAGCAGCAGTTGCTAACATGAAGTCATCACCGACAACATTGATTCCCTCTCTCGTCATTTTGAGAGAACCAATGCCGCGAGAAGAAACTCCGAGTTTTACGCCCTCTTCTACGAGAGAAGATGCGATTTTACCCATTGGGGTACTCAGCAGTTTTGCCTTGCCGATAAAGTTAGAACCACTCTCTCTCAAAGATACAATCTTGTGAGATACTCTGTCTAAGTTGACGGTTGGGCCATCAGGATGTCCAAGTTCGCCAAGTGCTCTACCAGCAGCAACGTGATTTTCGTTGTATCTACTAACTTCCTTACGGAGAGTCTCCATAGGATACATACGCCCATTACGATTTTTGATGTTTCCCTGGAGGAAAACACCTTCAATATACATGGATTTCTTGCCGTTCTTATTTTCGACAAGAAACTCTACCGTTTCGATTTCTTCTCTAATGAGTTTCATTTTAGGCAATTCCTGTGGTTTGAATGGGTTGGACATGAATAGAACCGCCGGTACCATAAGAAATGGCGGCAACTTTAACAGAGGAAATCAATCGTGCATCAGTTGCAGCAAAGTCAGTAACAATTCCTGAAGTGTCTGCAGTGAGTGTTGCTCTGGTTTGGAAGAAACCATTTACGTCTGCTGTTGTATCAAGAGAAGCGACTGCAACATGTGATAAATCGCTAAGGTATTGTACCTCACTGATATTATCTGCCTCAAGACTTACAAAATCTCCAACTCCAAATCCAAATGCCGTTCCCTCAGGACATGTGACGACTGTTGTCGCGCCAGTTGTAATGCCAGTAACTTTTTGAGATCCCTTAGTGACACCAATACCTGCAGAAGTTCCTGCAGGAATAATATAGTCATTTAGACTTGCATTAGGTGCTCCACCAACCGCAACATATGCATCAGTGTTGATAGCGGTAATTCTCAACACACTAGATGTTACCTTAATTGAATTAGTTCTTGTGGAACTAGCTGTAGTTGCAATACTCAACCCTAGGCCAACTGGTTTATGCGCCATTATCCTTTAAAGTCCATTTATAATAGTTATTTATTATTATTCACCTTCAGAATCTGTCTCTGCATCTAATTCAGCACTGATTTCGTCATAGCCAAATACCGAGTTTGCTGCTACAGGGCGGAATGCATCTACCCTTTCAGCGGATTTTGCAAACAAAATATCTTTAATCTTATCGCTAATTTGTGAGGGAGACTCATCACTAACAATCATATCTAAAAGATCATCCATTTATTAGTAAAATAAAAACAACTGCGGTTATTTATATCTCTCCACCCTTAGGCATTTCTGGTGCCTCGGTTGCAGAACCGTCAATTTCAGGTTCCATCACTGAAGCACCTAAATCCCCACCAGCACCTTCTGATTCAAATGGCAGTCCTGTTGAAGGATCTATAGTTGCAGGATCTAAAATGACACCTGCCTTGATTTCCTTATCAATCAGATTATCCTGCTCAATAATTTCTAAATCGGTTTGACGCAGAATCTTACGACGAACATAATCTTGAGAGTAGTATTTGCCGATATATGGTTCTGCAGTTGCAACAAGAGAGAGTCTCTCATTCATTAATTCTGCTTCTTTTAGTTCGGAGAAGTGGTTATCATAAAGAAAGTCATACTGAATATGCTCATTCATTGCATCCCAATCTTCGGGAGTAATTACATTCTTCAGTAAAAGTTGTGTCTTCAACATATCATTAAACATGTTGGAGAATCTCTTTCTTAAACGAGAAACAAACTTGGTGAACTTAAGTTCATCTCTCAAGATCTCAGAAGATCTCCCCAAGTTAAACCCACCTTCTCCATCCATTCGTGATGGTGGGACGTTAAGCGAACGGTAGAGTTTCTTTTTAAAGTACTCAATATCAGTGATTTCGCCCAGGTTTTGTCCGCCAGGGAGAGTGGTGATTTCGGTTCCTCTTCCACCTTCACGCCTGGGAAGCCAGAAGTCCTCAAGCATCGACATATGTTTTTTGTCATCACGAATTTCTCCAGTACTTGCATCGTAAACCATTTTATTACGATAACGAGACATAACATCACGAAGATATTGTTCCGCTTTTACTTTAGGTAGATTACCAACATCAATGTAGAAAATTCTACGTTCTGGTGCTCTTGATAGTCTATAGATTACAAGACTATCCTCAATCATTCTTAGTTGATTAAGTGACTTAATTGCTTTGTGAAGATATGAAAGAGTCGTTCCCTTATTTCTATCTACAAGTCCAGATGTGCAATAGGTGATTGCGTCCTTTGAAATCTTAATTCCTTGACTTCCACTGGACATTGGGTTTGCACCATATCCAGTTTTAGGATTGTAAATAAAATACTCTTCAATTTCTGGGAAATCATAATCCATAGGATTATCATTTCTGTTTACTAGTTGATTATTTCTACCATCGTTTGGTTTTTTCTTCTGTTGACGTACATAACGCATCTTCATTGCGTCAATGTAACGTAATTCTTGAATACCTGCGCTAGGATTTTTAAAGTCAATAATTTTGTGGTAGAACAATCTACCATCAACGTACCAATTCCTATAAATTTCGTGCGCTTTTTTATCAAAGTCGAGCAAGTCAAGAATGTATTTAAACTCTTGACGAATTCTTTTCTTAATGCCATCACTAGCATTGAGATTTGACAGTTCAATCTCTACAGGACTGTCATTAGAATCTGAAACAACTGCTTCATTTACAATATCTTCAATAGCACTATCACACTCAGGGTGTAGTGCCATTTCGCGATACCTTTTTAGGAGATCAAACTCCGTTCGGTAAATTCCTTCAATATCAACATATGAACCAAAAAAACCACCAGAGAGATAGTGATCAACCCCATCCTCGTTGTTGGGAGGAACGGGGCTGACGACTCCTGGTGATTGCTTTGGGTCTTTGTCCTCGATAGAGAACCCAAATAATTTCGCCATGATTTCTGATATGAACCTTTTACCTGATTCTATTTATCAAACAATTACAGTACCGTTCTGATCAGATGGCGAACCATTTGTAGAATTGGTACCTGCAATCCAGTACTGAACCTGGAATGTGACGGTGTACTCCTCAATTACATCGCTAGACTCATAGGATAAGTCGATTGGGGAAATGTTAGTTGGGAAGATACCATCGAAGTAGTAACTTCTCAGTGGTGCGACACCAGTCTCACCACCTGCATTGTTTCCATCTCCACTATTATTAGTAGAGAAACGTCCCTGATTGTAACCTCTACCAAGTTGATTAACAACTGCGTTACCCATGTAGGAATTAGGGTTAGTTGCTCCAGATGCATCAGACAATTTGCTGATTCCGTTCATCCAGTTCTCAAAAGAGGTTCTGAGTCTGAAGTCTTCATCGTTAATGATGGAAACAGTCCACTCATCAAAGGTTCTGTCTCCAGCAACTTTCAGTGAGCGTCCTCTGAAAGGAACTTCAATAGGAGTTACGTTAGAAGAAGGCAACTGTGCTGCCTTACAAAGGAATTGGAAAGTTTCATTATCCCATTCCGAAAACTTGAAGTCATTAATATTGACTTCAAACAGATTAGGGCGAGCGCCGCCGCCCTGTAATCTGGATTTAAACTGAGAGATTGTCTTTAGGTTTGCCATTTTAGAATTGTACTCCGTGTTAATTAATTATGTGTTCAATCAAACTCTGCCAGTTACTTCTTCAAAACTGACACCAGTTCTGGTAGCAACGAAAGTGAGAGTGACATAATTAATTGACTTGGTTGGTTTCAGGAAGATGTCCGCTCTAAACTCATTATTATCAACAACATCAGCAGTGTTGTTGCTTTCATCACAAATGACACGGAAGTCGAAGAGTCCTCTCTTTGCCTGTACATCGCGGAGGAAAGGCTCTACGACGTTTGTGAAGTTTGCTCTCGTGATTTGATCGTTGAACTCAAAGAGTTGTGCGTTAGCAACACTCTCAAGGGATTTCTCAACCGTCAGGAACAAACGACGAACGTTGATTCTGTCGAATGCAGAAGCGAACGATAGTGCCGTCTTATCACCAAAGAGGACAATACCAGTACCAGGTTGATTAACGATTGGGTTAACTCTTGCCTCGTAAAGTGAATCTCTCTGTGCTTTGTTAGGGTTGTATGTAAGTTTAATTGCATTGTTAAGAACACCTCTTTGCTGTCCAGCAGGCGAATACCATGGGAACTGCTCGATGTCCGTTCTAACCATTAGTCCAGCAACATCAGCGTTGGTTGGAATATATTGGAAAGAATCATTAAATCTGTCATACATGTACTTATATCCGCTATCGAAGACAGCGTAAGAAGAACTGGACAGTGGAGAGAAGAACTTGATAATGTTATTCGTCTGATCTGCCGCGCTTGTGATGTTAACGATAGTTTCTCTATATGGAGAAATAACTGCAATACAATCCTGTCTCGATTCTGCAATCGAAATCAGTTTATTTGCCTTCGCCTGCGAAAGATCTTCTGCGCCAAGTCCAGGGCCATTGATAAGGAAGTCAACTGCAATCTCATCTTTATTGGAGAACAAGTCATATGCAGTAGACAAGTTACCTAGAGTTGCAACCATTCCACCAACTGCAGAATAGTCAACACCACCACCAAAGGTGTATGTAATGTTACCAAGTGCGTTAAAGGTAATTCCTTGAGTTTTCTGTCCCCAAAGTCC